TCCACGCACACCCGGCGCTCTTCACGGCCATCAACGCCGACTCGATGGAGATCTATGCCGAGCGTGTGCCGTTTGATGGCGGCCTCGCCCAGCGCATGTCGGACCGGGCAGTCAAGGTCATCACCGCCACCGAGGCCGGCGAGCTGCTGCCGCGCTCGTTCACCGATTCCACCCATTTCGAATGCCGGATGTGCGCTTGGCAGGACCGCTGCTGGAGGACCCAAGGATGAACGATACCGATATCCAGACGCCGCCGGTCATCGCCGGCGAGCCGATGATCGACGCCAAGCAGGCCGCCGCCGCGCTGCGCCTGCCGTACTACTGGTTTGCGGATCACACGATGCGCGCCAAGCATCGCATCCCTCATTACCTGCTTGGCGGCCTGGTGCGCTACCGCCTGTCCGAGCTCGAAGCGTGGGCCGCGCACATCGCTGCCGTTCAGGGCCGCAAAGGCGATGCAGCAGATTCAACTGTCGAGGGAGCCGAATGATCGACTTCAACGATACCCAACCCTCCCTGGAACTCGACGGGGACACGAAGCACGAGGCGATTCGAACGGAGCTGATCGCACGTCTCGAGTCGGTGCTGCTGGCGCTGTTCCCGGCCGGCAAGAAGCGACGCGGCAAGTTCCTGATCGGCGACGTGCTGGGCAGTCCCGGCGACAGCCTCGAGGTCGTGCTCGACGGCGATAAGGCCGGGCTCTGGACCGATCGCGCCACCGGCGAAGGCGGCGACGTGTTCACCCTCATCGCCGCCCATCACGGCATCAACATCTACACCGAATTCCCACGGGTGTTGAGCGAAGCCGGCGATCTGATCGGTCGCTCCTACTCTGTGCCCGTGCGCAAAGCGAGGAAAGAGGCGCCGATCGACGATCTCGGCCCTGCTACGGCGAAGTGGGACTACCTCGATGCCGAGGGCAAGCTCATCGCCGTCGTCTACCGCTACGACCCACCCGGTGGCAAGAAGGAGTTCCGACCGTGGGATGCGCGCCGCCGCAAGATGGCGCCGCCCGAGCCTCGCCCGCTCTTCAACCAGCCGGGTCTCGCGGCCGCCGGCAACGTTGTTCTGGTCGAGGGCGAGAAATGCGCACAGGCGCTGATCCACCTCGGCGTCTGCGCAACCACGGCAATGCACGGTGCCAATGCGCCGGTCGACAAGACCGACTGGTCGCCGTTGACCGGCAAGGCTGTGCTGATCTGGCCAGACCGCGACAAGCCGGGCTGGGAGTATGCGATGGCGGCCGCGCAGGCAGCGCTCACGGCGGGTACCGCTTCCTGCGACGTGCTGCTGCCGCCGGACGACAAAGCAGACGGCTGGGACGCGGCCGATGCCGTGGCCGAAGGATTCGACGTCGCCGGCTTCCTCGATGGCGGGCCGCGCATGAGCATCAAGCCGGCCAATGCCACCCCCTCGCAGGAGGCCACAGTCTGGGCTACCGACGATGCGCTGGCACTGTCGTTCACGGGGCGCTACGCGGAGGACTGGCGCTACTGCGCGGCCTGGGGCAAGTGGCTGGTGTGGGATGGTCGCCGCTGGCAGGCCGACGAAACGCTGCTCGTTCATCACCTGATCCGGGCGATCTGCCGCGAGGCCGCGCTCAAGGCCGACTCGCATCGCCTGGCGGCCAAGCTCGCCGCGAGCAGCACGGTCAGCGGCGTCGAACGCCTCGCACGCACCGACCGCCGGCACGCCTCCACGTCCGAGGAATGGGATGCCGACCTGTTCGCGCTCAACACGCCGGGCGGCATGGTCGATCTGAAAACCGGGCGCATCAAGCCGCACGACCGACGCGAGCGGATGACCAAGCTGACCACCGCCACGCCGCGCGGTGACTGCGCCCGTTGGTGCGCATTTCTCGATGACATCACCGGCGGCGACGCCGCCTTGCAGGCCTACCTGCAGCGGATGGTGGGCTATTGCCTGACAGGCGCGACCAGCGCGCATGCGCTGTTCTTCCTGTACGGCACGGGCGCGAACGGCAAGTCGGTATTCGTGAACACGCTGGCCACGATCCTGGGGCATTACGCCACCAGCGCACCGATGGACACCTTCATGGAAGCGCGCGGCGACCGGCATCCGACCGATCTGGCGGGGCTGCGCGGCGCGCGCTTCGTATCCTCCATCGAAACCGAACAGGGCCGGCGCTGGAACGAATCCAAGGTCAAGGCCATCACCGGTGGCGACAAGGTGTCCGCGCGATTCATGCGCCAGGACTTCTTCGAGTACCTGCCACAGTTCAAGCTGGTGATCGCGGGCAACCACAAGCCTGCCATCCGCAACGTGGACGAGGCGATGAAGCGGCGCCTGCACCTGATCCCGTTCACGGTGACGATCCCGCCTGAGAGGCGCGACGGTCAGCTCACCGAGAAGCTGCTGGCCGAGCGCGACGGCATCCTCGCATGGGCCATCGAAGGCTGCTTGGCGTGGCAGCGCGACGGGCTCAATCCGCCCGCCAGTGTGGTGTCGGCTACCGAGGAGTACTTCGACGAGGAGGACGCGATCGGCGACTTCCTCGACGAGGAGGCGCAGCGCTTTGATCAGGCCCGCGTGGCCGTAGCCGACGTGTTCCAGCGCTGGCAGGAGTGGGCGAGCCGGCGCGGCGAGTACGTGGGCACCAGCCGCTGGCTGGCCCAGCAGCTTGCCAATCGGGGCTTTGGTCGCACGCGCTTGCACGGCGGCGTCAAAGGCCTCGCGGGCCTCTCGCTCAAGCCCAAGGACTACGGCACGCGCCTGCCGTACCGCGACGACTGACCCACGGTGACCGAAGGTGACCCGCCCACGGATTGAATCTCTTTACGCGCGTGCACGCGCGCAGGCGGAGAGGCTAATCCACGCGGCGGTCACCTTCGGTCACCCGGACGAGAACACGAACGAAGGATTGCAACGATGACAACGACGATTCTTGCCCTCGATCTGGGCACCACAACCGGCTGGGCGTTGCGCGGCAACGATGGCGGCATCATCAGCGGGAGCGCGAGCTTCCGCCCACAGCGGTTCGAAGGTGGCGGGATGCGCTTTTTGCGATTCAAGCGCTGGCTCACCGAACTCAAGGGCCACGCAGACGGCATTAGCGCGCTGTATTTCGAGGAGGTGCGCCGGCACGTCTCGACCGATGCCGCGCACGCCTACGGCGGCTTCCTTGCCACACTGACGGCCTGGTGCGAGCACCACCAGATCCCGTACCAGGGCGTGCCAGTCGGCACGATCAAAGAATCCGCCACCGGGCGCGGCAACGCGGGCAAGGACGAGGTCATCGCGTCGGTTCGCGCGCTCGGGCACAGCCCCTTCGATGACAACGAAGCCGATGCGCTGGCGCTGCTGCACTGGGCCATCAATCTGCAGGAGGTGTGAGATGAAAATCCCGACTCCCCACTCCCCCTCCTCGCTTGCCCGCCACCAGCCCAGGGCCGTCGATGTGGAAGCTGCCAAGCGCGAGGGTTGGCAAACGCAGCGCATTCTCGTGGTCGCCGAACAGGACGAGCGACTCGATTTCCTCGAACGCGAACTCGTGCGCCGCATCGGCGACCGCCTCTACGGGGAGCGCCGCCGTGGCTGAGTGGACGATCGAAGCGGTGGCCGCACGCTTGGCCGATGCTGCCAATACCAGCCATCGCCTGCCGCCTGAGCGCGTCCAGGGCTACTTCAGCGTCTGGCCTGCGTTCATGCGTCGAGGATGGGAAGTTTTGGCCAATGAGGATCGTGCGTATCGTCCGTTGCCTCCGTCGCCGGCGGCGATCGAACGAATGCTTGAGGCCATGCGCTGGATGCAGTGGCTTGAGGCCGAACAGCGGCATCTGGTCTGGATGCGGGCCGAGGACCATGAGTGGGATGCAATCGGCAAGCGCTTTGGCTGCTGTCGAACCACAGCATGGCGGCGATGGCAACGCGCGCTCACGATCGTGGCGGTTAGGCTCAATGACCAAGGTCAGCGCTCGCCCTCCAAAATCCTGCGCAATTCAGGGTAGTGCTTGCCGTGTTTGTCCGTGCTTTGTGGTGTTTGTCCCTTTTGGGCGCAATCGGGCGTGCAACACTTTGGGCGATTTGGCGTAGGATTTGCGCTATCGTCGGGACAGAGGTGTGAGCGGCCCGGCCAACCTGCTTCTTCTCTCTTCTGAACCCGCCAGCGCGTGATGCGTTTGGCGGGTTTTTTGTTGCCCTTGTGAACCCATGCAGCAGCTTGAACACTGGCCACTGTCCCGCCTGATCGAATATGCGCGCAATCCGCGCAAAAACGATCACGCCGTCGATGCGGTGGTGGCAGCCATTCGTGAGTTCGGGTTCCGCGTGCCGATTCTCGCCAAGGGTGATGGCACCATCATCGATGGCCACCTGAGGTTCAAGGCGGCCGTCAAGCTAGGACTCGACGCCGTGCCGGTGCTGCGCGGCGACGACATGACCGAGACGCAGATCAAGGCGTTCCGGCTCAGCGTGAACAGGCTCGCCGAATTGGCCGGCTGGGACAACGAACTGCTGTCGCTGGAACTGGCGGAGTTGGAAGCGGCCGGTTTCGACCTCGAGCTGACCGGCTTCGAGACTGGGGAGATCGAAGCGCTGCTCGCCAAGGCCGGCGACGAAAACGATGCGTCCGCCGCCGATACGGTCGACGATGTTCCCGACACACCCGCGCAATCGGTATCACGCACGGGCGACATCTGGCTGCTGGGCCGGCACCGTCTGATCTGCGGCGACGCCGCTGACGCGTCGGTGATCGCCGCACTGATGGATGGCGAACAGGCGAGCCTGTGTTTCACCTCGCCGCCCTATGGCAACCAGCGCGACTACGCAAGCGGGGGCATCGCCGATTGGGACGACCTCATGCAGGGCGTCTGTGCCCCGCTGCCGATGACCCGCGACGGACAGGTGCTGGTCAACCTCGGGCTCATCCACCGCGACAACGAAGTCGTGCCGTACTGGGACGGCTGGCTGTCGTGGATGCGCAGCCAGGGCTGGCGCCGCTTCGCGTGGTACGTGTGGGACCAGGGACCGGGCATGCCAGGCGACTGGAACGGCCGCCTGGCGCCTGCCTTCGAATTCATCTTCCACTTCAACCGCGAGACGCGGCGCCCGAACAAGATCGTGCCGTGCAAGCACGCGGGCGAGGATTCGCACCTGCGCGCGGATGGCTCGTCGACCGCGATGCGCAGGAAGGATGGCGAGGTCGGCGGCTGGTCGCATGCCGGCCAGCCAACCCAGGACAACCGCATCCCCGACAGCGTAATCCGCATCATGCGGCACAAGGGCAAGATCGGTGATGGCATCGATCATCCGGCGGTGTTTCCGGTGGCACTGCCCGAGTACGTTATGGAGGCTTTCTCGAACCCTGGCGACGTGGTGTTCGAGCCGTTCAACGGCTCGGGCACGTCGCTGCTCGCAGCCGAGCGCACCGGTCGGTGCTGCCGGGCGGTCGAGATCGCCCCTGAGTATGTGGACGTGGCGTTGCGCCGTTTCCGGCAGAACCATCCCGACCTCGCCGTGACGCTCGCGGCCGCCGGCCAGTCGTTCGACGAGGTCGCTGCCGAACGAGACGCAGAGGTCGAGCATGCCTGAGTCGATCGCCGGTCTGCGCATCGAGATGCGCCCGGTCGAGGCGCTGATCCCTTACGCGCGCAATGCCAAGCGGCATTCGGATACGCAGGTCGCGCAGATCGCCGCCAGCATCCGCGAGTTCGGCTGGGGCGCGCCGATCCTGGTGGATGGCCAGAACAACGTGATCGCCGGTCATGGGCGGCTGCTCGCCGCGCGCAAGCTCGGCATGACCGAGGTTCCGGTCGTGCCGATGGACCATCTGACCGACACCCAGCGCCGAGCGCTGATCCTCGCCGACAACAAGATCGGCGAGAACGCGGCGTGGGACGAGGATCTGCTCGGGCTGGAACTAGCGGAACTGAACGCCGCTGGCTTCAACCTCGCACTAGCCGGCTTCACGCCCGAGGAATGGGACGCACTAATCGCCGGCGACGAGGCGTCCAAGGAAGGGTTGACCGACGAGAATGAGGCGCCCGAGGTCGAAACGGAACCCGTCAGCCGACCCGGCGACCTCTGGCTGCTCGGCGAGCACAAGCTGTTGTGCGGTGACGCGACGCAGGCCGAGCCGTACCGGACGTTGCTCGGCGAAGAACTCGCGGACATGGTCTTCACGGATCCGCCGTACAACGTCAACTATGCGAACACCGCCAAAGACAAGCTGCGTGGCACGAATCGGCCGATCCTGAACGACAATCTTGGTGAGGCCTTTGAGGCGTTCCTCACGGCCGCGTGTCAGAACCTGCTCGAGGTCACCAAGGGCGCCGTGTATATCGCGATGTCATCGAGCGAGCTCGATACGCTGCAGTCGGCATTCCGTGCCGCCGGCGGCCGCTGGTCGACCTTCATCATCTGGGCCAAGAACACCTTCACGCTCGGTCGCTCCGACTACCAGCGTCAGTACGAGCCGATCCTGTATGGCTGGCGCGACGGTGCCGATCACTTCTGGTGTGGCGCACGCGACCAGGGCGATGTCTGGCAGATCAAGAAGCCCGCGAAGAACGACCTGCATCCGACGATGAAGCCGGTGGAACTGGTCGAACGCGCCGTGCGTAATAGCAGCAAGACGCGCGACATCGTGCTTGACCCGTTCGGCGGCTCCGGCTCAACGCTGATCGCCTGCGAGAAGGCAGGCAGGCGCGCGCGGCTGATTGAACTGGACCCGAAGTACGTCGACGTGATCGTCAAGCGATGGCAGAACTGGAGCGGCTTGCAGGCTATACGCGTCGCCGATGGTGTGGCCTTCGACGACGTGACGGCTCAGGCGATGCGGTAGACGGGCGAGTGTTCGACCGCTATCGTGACGGAAAACTTGAACCGGTACATTGCCCCGCCATGACCGCCGCCATTGATCTGAACCGAATTGCCGATTTGCTGAAACAGGCTCGGGCCATCGCCATTGAGTATTACCGTTTGACGGGAAAACCACTGGGTATCACAGGAGAGGTCGGCGAGTATGAAGCCGCGCGATTGCTTGGCCTCGAACTCGCGGTAGCCAGAGAGGCCGGCTTTGATGCTGTCGACCAGAATGGACGGCACCTCCAGATCAAGTCACGATCCATACCCCGGGCGAAGAAGCTAACCGGACAGCGACTCGGTTCGATCGATTTGGACAAGCCCTGGGACGCCGTAATTCTCGTCCTGATGGACGAGGAGTTTTTGCCGGTGGCCATCTATGAGGCCGATCGTGCAGCCATCACCGAGGCCCTGCAACGTCCAGGCAGCAAGGCGAGAAACGAGCGCGGCGCGCTCGCAATTAGCAAGTTCCGGTCCATCGGCCGGCAAGTCTGGCCATTTTGAGAACCAGACTGCCGGACGTCGCAGCGTGTTATTCAGCGATCCGGTAGACCCGTCCGCGCCCTTCGACCTTTTCTGATAGCACGGCCAACCCGAGCTTCTTCTTCAACGCCCCGGCGAACGTGCCGCGCACCGTATGCGTCTGCCAGCCAGTTGCGTCGCAGATTTGCGCGATGGTTGCCCCCTCGGGACGACGCAGCATGTTGATCACTAGCGTCTGCTTGCTGTTCCCGCGTGCACGGCGCGGTGCCTTGATCCCGAGGCTGGTTTCGGCGGCTTCGACCGCTGCTTCCATCTCGGTAGGATCGGCGGCAGCCGGCGCTGCCGGGCGCGGAACACCTAGCGCATCGTAGCCCTCGGCGGCGACAAACCAGTCGGTGCCATCGCTTGTGATCAGCGCCCGGTTGAACAAGCCGCCGATCACCTTCTTGCGTGCACCGCCCTTGATGTTGTCAGGGAACCAGTCGATCTTGCCGCTGGTATGGTTGATCGCGTAGGCGAGGATTGCGTGCTGCGCCGGCGTCAGTTGGGTTGTACTCATGGTCGTACTCCTTCGTGGTGGGTGACGACTCCATGAACACGCTGTTCAATCGCGAAGCCAAGCTGAATTGCTGATGCCACGTCGCGCGCCGACACCCTGCCGGTTTCCGGGATGCGCGGCCGTGCTCGCGTCGCCTGGCTTCTGTGCAGCCCATCGCGGATGGACGCATCGGGACTATGGGCGTGCCCGCCGCACGTTCGATGCCGAGTTTGGGTTCTACAAGTCAGCCGCCTGGCAGCAATGTCGTGCTGCATATCTGCGGGCGCACCCACTGTGCGCGCATTGTTTGGCGCGTGGTCGCACGGTTGCCGCCCGGGTCGTCGATCACGTGGTGCCGATCAAGGATGGCGGTGCACGCTTGGACTGGGCCAACCTGCAGTCGCTGTGTGTGCCCTGCCACAACCGCAAGACGGCCACCGAGACAGCGCAGCGAGCTCGCCGTTAAACGCGCTGTGTGCGGACGAGCGAGTTGGACTCGCAAATTGCCTACCAGCCGCGAACCGGTGCCACTGATGGCCACGTGGGCGCCCGCAGTGGCCTGCACCGCCCCCCCAGGGGGGATCAAATCCCTGCGGCCGTCGGCGCCAGGATCGCGCGCGTGACCAGATTTTTGCGCGTGCAAATTCAAATGGCGGATTGCAAATCAAATGGCGGGCGTCAAAGGTAAAAGCGGCGGCGCACGTCCCGGTGCGGGCCGCAAGAAGCTGCCCACCGAGATCAAGAGGATCAAGGGCACCCTCCAGAAATGCCGCGCGAACCCGCATGAGCCGGCCGCTGTGGCGCTCTTGGCTGACCCGCCGGCAGGCATGCGCGACGAGGCTGCGGCGATCTGGCGCTACCTGCTGGCAAGTTCGCCCCAGGGCCTGCTGCACGCGAACAACATCGCGGTGCTTGAGCGGTACTGCGATCTGATGGCGCAGTACCGCGATCTGGCCAAGTTCATCGCGGGCAAGGGGTTGGCGAGCCTGATCGCCAAGGACGGTTCGGGCGCCTGGCGGCGCACCGGGTTCTTCGAGGTGCAGATGGAGTTGTCGCGCGCGCTGCGCGACTGCGTGGCCGAACTTGGATTCACCCCGGCCTCGCGCGGCCGGGTTCACGCGGCACTGCCCGGCGCCGTCGCACCGGACGATCCCTGGGCGGACATCGTCGACTGATGGCCCGCGACTACGCCAAAACCGCCACGGACTACGCCGAAGCCGTGGTGGCGGGAGAGATTTCGGCTTGCAAGTGGGTGCGTCTGGCCTGTCAGCGGCAGTTGGACGATCTGGCGCGTTTGGGGTGCAAGAGCAGTCCGTACCAATTCAACCCGGCCCTCACCGGCAAGTCTGGACGCACGTTTGCGCCAGCCGACAGGCTTTGCGCCTTCATCGAGCGGCTGCCGCACGTCAAAGGGCCGCTGGCCGGGCAGCCGATGGTGCTGGAGCCCTGGCAGGTGTTCATCCTGAGTACGGTCTTCGGCTGGGTGAAGCCAGATGGCAAACGGCGTTTTCGGCGCTCCTATATTGAAGTGCCGCGCGGCAACGCCAAGTCGACACTGTCGTCGGCGATTGGTCTGTACATGCTCGCGGCCGACGGCGAAGGCGGCGCCGAGGTGTATTCGCTCGCCACGACCCGCGACCAGGCGCGCATCGTGTTCGGCGACGCGCAGATGATGGCTCGGCGCAGCGCGGGGTTCCGCTCGCGCTTCGGTGTCGCCGTCGGTGCGCACAACATGCACGCCCTCGCATCGGGCTCCAAGTTTGAGGCGCTTTCGGCCGAGGGCTCAACGCTCGACGGCCTGAACATCCACTTCGGTTGCGTCGACGAGTTGCACGCGCACAAAACGCGCACCGTCTACGACGTGGTCGAAACCGGCACCGGCAAACGCGACAACTCGCTGCTGTGGGTGATTACCACCGCCGGTAGCAACCGCGCGGGCATCTGCTATGAAGTGCGCACCTTCGTCACCAAGCTGCTCGATGGCGTATTCGCGGACAACAGCCAGTTCGGGATCATCTACGGCCTTGACGAAGGTGACGACTGGACCACTGAGGAGGCGCTGGTCAAGGCAAATCCGAATTGGGGCATTTCGGTGCAGCCCGAGGTGCTGGGACCGCTGCAGGCGAAAGCGATGCAGTTGCCCAGCGCGGTCAACAACTTCAAGACCAAGCATCTCAACGAATGGGTCAATGCGGACACCGCGTGGATGGATATGCGGGCCTGGGATCGGTGCGCCGATTCGGCGCTAGATCTCGACCGCTTCGTTGGCCAACCCTGCTGGATCGGCCTGGATCTCGCGAGCAAGACGGACATCGCGGCGCTGATGTTGCTGTTTCCCCATTCGGAACTCGACGGCACTTTTGCGGCGTTTGGCAAGTACTACCTGCCGGAAGATACCGTGATGGCGGCCGGCAACAGCCAGTACTCCGGCTGGATGCGTACCGGACGGCTCACGGTGACGCCGGGCAATGTGATCGATTTTGGTTGGATCGAGGCGGACCTGATTGAACTTGTCGGTCGCTTCCAAGTGCAGGGCGTCGCCTTCGACCCGTTCCAGGCAACCCAGCTGTCGACCCGGATGCTCGCGGAAGGCCTGCCGATGATCGAAGTGCGGCCCACCGTGCTGAACTTCTCGGAACCGATGAAGGCGCTCGAAGCGCTCGTGCTGCAGGGCAAGCTCGTCCACGACGGTGACCCGGTGCTCGGCTGGATGGCGAGCAACGTCGTCGCGCACCTCGACGCAAAAGACAACATCTACCCGCGCAAAGAGCGCCCGGAAAACAAGATCGACGGGATCGTGGCACTGATCATGGCGCTATCCCGCGCGCTGGTGGGCGATGGAACACCCAAGATGCCCGATGACTACACGCTGCTGATCGTATGAATCCCAAGGTCTATAACGCTTCGCTGCTGATCGGGGTGGGCATGGTCGGCACGGGCGCGGCGCTCATCAGTGTCCCCGCTGCGCTCGTTGCCGTGGGCGCATTGGTGATCGGCCTGACGCTCTTTGGCGCGTGGGTGGCGAGGCAATAGTGCTGCTATCGATCCGGGCTGACGCCGGCAGCGACTCGGGCGACCGTTCGCCATGGGGCGATTTCTGGTTCTCGCCCGTGCCGTTTCGGGGCACCCCGCACTCGGTCAATGCCGATGCGGCGATGCGCCTGACCGCCGTGTTTGCCTGCGTGCGGGTGCTGGCCGAATCCGTTTCCACACTGCCATTCGTGCTCTATCGCGAGCGCACCGATGGCCGAAAGACACCGCTGCGCAATCACTGGCTGTACCGGCTGCTGGCCCTGCACCCGAACGATTTCCAGAATCCCCTGGAATTCCGCGAGATGCTGCAGGGCCACTGCACGTTGCGCGGCAATGCGTTCGCGCAGATCGTCTCGAATGCCCGGGGCGAGGTGACCGACCTGCTGCCCCTGCATCCGGATCGGATGTCGATCGAGCTACTGTCCGATACCCAGTGGCGCTACCGCTATACGCGCCGCGACGGTAGCGAAACCGTGCTTGCACGCAGCGAGGTGTTCCACCTCCGTGGCCTGTCACCCGACGGCATCGTCGGCTACAACCCGATCACGGCCGCACGTGAAGCGGTGGCCGGTGGCCTGGCTGCACAGGACTACGGGATGCGCTTCTTCATGAACGACGCGGCGCCCGGCGGCTGGATCGAGATGCCGAACGCGTTCCCGTCCGACGAGAAGCGACGCGAATTCCGCGAGGCTTGGCAGCGCCAGCAGACCGGTCGCAACCGGCACAAGACGGCGATCCTCGAGTTCGGCATGAAGTATCACGAGCTGGGCCTCAAGAACGAGGACATCCAGTTCATCGAGACGCGCAAGTTCTCCGTGTCTGAGATCGCGCGCCTCTTTCGGATCCCGCCGCACATGATCGGCGATCTGGAGAAGGCGACCTTCTCGAATATCGAGCAGCAGTCGCTGGAATTCGTGATCCACACGCTGCGGCCGTGGCTCGTGCGCTGGGAGGAAGCAATCCGCTACCACTTCCTCGCCGAGGATGACGGTCTGAATGTCGAATTCCCGGTCACGGCACTGTTGCGCGGCGATGCGCAGGCGCGAGCGATGTACTACCACAACGGGATTCTCGATGGCTGGCTGACCCGCAATGAGGCGCGCCGGATGGAATCGCTGAATCCGATCGACGGACTCGATGAGCCGTTGCGCCCGCTGAATATGGTCGAGGAAAGCGACGCAACC